GATGTTGCTGGCGGTGTTTGCGACGCTCATCAGGTCAGAAGCGACAGAAGCAGCGAGGCGGTTCACGGCCGGCGCCAGGATACGTTCGCTGTAGTCGTCCAGGGACATCGTACGTTCAGCAGTACCGAACGACACCGGTACGTTCTTCTGATTCGCGACGGTCAGCGTCGTGTTCTGCTCGTTGGTGCCCTGCGGCGTGATTGCCGGGCCAGTGTTGACGACGTAATCGTTCGGCAGGCGAACGCGCAGGGTGTTACCGATCTTGGCGCCGTCGCGGGCGAACTGGTCGTCGTACTGCTTGTTGACGGTGCGGAGGAAGGCGTTCGTCTGCGAGAACAGACGTACCGCCTCGTTGGTGATCATGTTGATCGTGAGCAATGAGTTAGCCAAGTTAAAATCTCCGAATAGGCAAAGAAAAATGCGATTTCTCGCGTTTCGTCTCTGCCCTGCGGAGACTGCTTAACGGGCCAATCGACAATTAACGGCTTGTCTCTGCCTGCTTACCCTGGAATTAGGTAGGTACTGCTTGTGCTGCTACTTACCGGCGCTTACGTGCGTTGCTATTGCGCCAGGTGAACCATTCCTTCGAGCCAACAGCCGGTTCCACCGTGTCGGAGCCCGACGAACCACCTTCGATGGCCTGAATCGGCGCCGGGGCCTTCGAAATCTGCTTGGTCATTTCCTTCGCTGCCTTGGTAGACAGCTTGGTCATCTCGATGCCCATCTGAATCGGGCTCAGACCTGCGATTCGTACCGCTTCACCTAGGTTGTCGTGCTTGCCGAGCCATGCGACGACCTTTTCAGCATTCGGGATTTCAGCAATCACGCGCAAGAACTCAGGTCCGCCCACGCCCGCAGCATTCAGGTTCGCTACAGCGCTGTCGAAATCGGCGCCAAACTCCTTGCGGCCGGCCTGCTCGATGCTCACCAAGCGCTCTTGCTCGCGTTCCTGTGCGCGCATGTTCTCGGCATAGGCTCGTGCGAGCTGATCGACGTTCTGCTGCGGCTGATGTTGTTGCTGTTCGGCCGGCACGAGAGCTTGCGCGCGCTCGTATTGCTCCTTCCAACGTGCTGCTTCGGCCTCGGCTTCGCGGCGCTTGGCCGTGATTTCAGCGATGCGACGAAGCGCCCAGTCGGTAGGCGCCTTCTGTTCCTGCTGTTCCTGTGGCTGCGCTTCCTGCTGCTGTTCGGTCTCTACGACCTGTGCTTCTTGCTGTTCTTGCGGCTCTTGAACTTGATCGCTCATTTTTTTCTCCTGGGGCTATCAAACTGGTGCGAGCACGGTATTCATTCCGGCTTCGTATGCTGCATCGGGATCCATCGTCTCTTGCGACAGGTTCTGTGCAGGGTTCGGTGCAGTGAGCATTTCCTGTACCGTCCTGCGCACGATCGCGTCCGTCTGTTCCGGGTTCAGCGCGGCCAAGAGAGACTTGAGGCGATTCGTCTCCGCCTTGAACGCCTGAACGATGGTTTCCTTGTCGTTCTCCATCCGGAGGGCCAGATGGTTCAGTGCATCCATGTCGAGGCGCTGCTTCTCCATCTCCTGCGCCTTCGTCTTGTCCTGCAGTTCCTGCTGTAAGTGCTGGATGACCTGCATGGCCTGTTGCAGCTGCTGCTGAAGCTGCTGTTCTTCCGGCGACGGGCCCTCGCCCAAGATCGCCTTCGGAATCCAGTTGCGCATACGTTCCTGTAGCTTGTCGGCAGCAGGGAAGTCTGCGTTGCCCATGTACAGATCACCAATGACCTGCGCCAGTTCAGGAGCCGATGCCAGCAGCTGCGTCATCGCGTTGAACGCATCTTCGCGACGCGTCTCGAAGTTCGGGCCAGCCTTCGCCACGACGTCGTACTTGCCGACGTTCGGATTGAAGATAGCCGCGACCTTCGCTTCGCCCTCGTCCTTGTTCTGCTGTAGCGGCACCTTTTGCGACGGGTCGATCTGGATTTGCTGCTCCTCGCCGTCTTCAGCCAGGATGCGGATGATACGCTTCGTGTCGTAGATCTTCGGTATCAGGTCGATGATCTGCTTGCCCGTGAAGCGGATGGCCTTCGACAGGTTGTCGACGAAGTGGAACGTAACCCGCGAGCCTTGCTTCTGCCGGCGCTCTATCGACACGCCCGAGATCTCGTTACCCTGTTCACTGAATGTCGCTTCGTACTGCCCCGATGCCATCATCAACTCACGTTCGGCAGCCTGCATCCCATCCATGAACACAGGAGCAGAGGAGGGCGGCTGTTGACGCTCAGGCGAAGGAATCGGGTTGCCCTGTTCGTCCGCGTGGTTGTAGGGCAGATACGCGTGGTTCTGCGTGTTCGCCGTGGCCCAGTAGTTCTCCAACCCTTCGATTGCTTCGACGGGCGCCATGTACGGCGATTTGCTTTGCAGCGCACCAAACTCCAGCGCGGCCGAGGCGTTGTAGTTGTACGCCCGCTGCGCGTCCTTCAGGTAGCGCACCAGTCCCTTGCGATCGAGACGGCCCTCCATGACGATCTCTTCGCCCGGCACGCGGATGATCGGGATGTACTTTCCTGCCCACGTGCTGCTTTCGACGATCTTGTCGCCGACGATCAGGTAATGCATCACCGTGCGCTTGTCCACGCGACGACGCTGTGCATTCCCCTGTTCGAACGCAGCCTTGAGCATCGGACGTGCTTCGTCTGGTAACTCCGACTCACGCACGTACTCGATGCCATTGTCACCTTCGACCGCGTACAGCCATTCCTTCGACTCGATCACCTCGTAGTACTCGGCGACGCGCACGACGTCCTTGCGGTTCCACGACAGCGCACCGTCGCCAAACGTCTGTTTGTCCAGCACGGCGCCGTATTTGGCTTCTGCCTTATCGCGTGGCATATCGTCGAACACGAAGCCAAAGCGCGCATCCGAGCCGTCCACCGTCTTGATGTGCGGGTCCAGATAGACGGACAGCGGGTCAGGGATCTGGCGGATGTAAATCTCTTGATCGAAACCGTTCTCGTCCGCGTAGTCCGTGACGATGCGCCAGTAGCCGATGCCACCGCCTACCTGGAACTCGCTGGCCTTGTCATAAGCCGTCTGTGCGTCCGAGATGTACTCGATGTGGCGCACGATGCCTTCGATGATCTGCGCGGCCTCGTACGTGGCCTGGTCGCCAGTTGGATGCACCACGACAGACGGCTTGTTCTCTTTGCCCTCGTTGACCACATGCAGCCAGTGCGTGTGCGTCTTGTTGATCGTGACCATCGGCTGGTCTTGGATCTGCCGGCGTGCACGCACCGCGGCGTTCCACTGCTCCTGATTGTCCGAGTCGGCAAACAGGAAGCGGATGTCGTCCTTGAAGCGCTGGCGCGTGTCCTGCTCCCACTCTACGCAGAGCTTGAAGCGCTTGTGGGCGCGAGCAACGATGTCTTTTGAACGTTCAGCCATGTCACATCCAATAGCCAGGCGTGACGCGCCCCGGCATAGCCAAACGAGGCTTGTTGATCTTGTGCTCAGGCTTCTGCTTCGCTTCCTTCAGCGCGATAGCCATGTACCCGAATGCATCCGAAGCGTGCGAGGCCCAGTCGTGCAGGGGCTCGTTGCTGAACTGTTTCGTCTCCTCGTCCACGCGATAGCGGTAGTTGCGCAGTGCATCCAAGCCAAGCTCCGTCTTGCGCTCGTCGAAGTAGCACAGCGGCAGGATCAGGCGTGCGGCCTCGATGCGCGTGTCGACCGACGTCTTGGGCACCGTGCGCGTCTTGAAGCCTGCCGTGCGCAGCTGCTGCGCCACAGTGCGTTCAGCAGCAAGCAGTTCGTTGTTGGCGTCGTGCGGCAGCCAGCAATCGCCGTAGGCGTAGCGCTTGGCCTGCAGGTCGACGATGTATTCGCCAATGTGCTTGCCCACGCCTTCCATGTAGTCGATGACGCGATACTCGAACGGCGCCAGTTGCGCGAACCAGATGGCCGTCTTGTCGGCGCGGCCCAAGTCCCAGAAGATGTGGACAGGCTTCGTGGGGTCGTACGGCACCGCGCGGATGCGATCAGCCGACTCGCGCAACTCCTTCGCGTAGACAGCGCCCATCACAGGCGTCTCGAAGCTGCACATGAACTCCTGCTCGAAGTAAGCAGTGCCAAGCGTCTCGCCGTAGTCCGCGATGTACTCGGCCAGCAGTCGATGAAGCT